AAACCAAGTTTTCTTTCTTCTATACCAGGTGCTTCTCTTATATATTGTGTAGTAGTTGAAGGTTGGCTTCCGCCTCCACCACCTCCGCCTCCGAAGATACTCATTTAGTTAACTCCTTTTGAAATTCATAGTGTTTAACTTTCCAATTATATTTATCCATAATTTTTTTATATCCTGGTCTCATTAATGCAGTTACTCTTTTACAATTATTTACTTTTGCAAATTCTTCCAATGTTTGTACTAACTTATCAGACCATAAATTCATTTTCTTTCCTGTGCAAATTAAACCTTGTAGTTCTTTAAAGTTAGGGTTGTCAAAAAATCTACTAGTACAGCATCCAAATACTTTGTTTTCTCCATCGTCATCTGTTCCAAACATAACCCATAAATGCATTATATTTTGTTTTAATAATTTTTTAATGTGTTTAGCGTCTGCATATTGACCACTAAATTTTAATGCTTCTGCAATAAGAAACTCTACTAAAGGCCAAAAAGTATCTATCTCTGTTGGCTTAATAGTAAGTACTTCTACGTTAGCTTTAATTGTCTTTTCTACTTGCATCTAAAATATCCATAATTCTTTTAAAACGTTTTTGTTGTTCGTAAAAAAACTCAGCACCTTTTTTTCTTTGATCTTCTTTGTCTGAAAGATTTGCACCAGCAATAATACCTGCTCCTCTCACAGCAGCCGATCTAGATACAAATTCACCATCAGCTAATTGAGCTAACATTGTATCTTCATTGTCATTGCCCATACCAGCTCCGTCTTCAACAAAACCATGAGCTCTTACATAGTTACTGTAATCTTTTTCATCATGACTAAATTTAGAAGGCAGTGCTTGCCCACCTGTATTAAATTTTGCAACGCTAACAATACCACCTATTTTCATTGCTGGAACTTCTTGGTCTTCGCCTAGTATTGCTTCTACTGATTGGTAAGTATTTTTATCTTCTAATGGAGCATCTGAATAACCTCCATCTGCATTGTATGTTCTAGTTTGAAAACCTGTAGGTCCTCCTGCAAAACCACTCTCCATAAGTTTTTGATAGTTTTGATTTAATCCTGGAGGTGCTTGTTCAGGTTGATCAGCTCCGCCACCAAGTAAAGGAAGAACTGCTGAACCTAATGCAACTTTACCTGCTGTAGTTTTTGGAATTATATTAGATAAAATATTTGACTTAGCTTCGTTACCAACTAATCCTGCTGCTGTTCCTGGATCACCTCCAAAACTTGCAATGTTTGCTGCATTTGTTGCTTGACTTCCTGCAACGTTTCCTGCAGCTTGTGGAAATAAACTTTGTATTCCTCTCATAGTAGCTGTTTGACCAAACTGTGCTCCTAAAGTGTTTCCTGCTAAAGTGTTAACTCCTGTTTGACCAAATGCTTGTAGTCCACCAATACCTGCCATACCACCTGCTTGACCTAAACTTCCAACTATTAAAGCATCTCGTAAAGATCTTTTAGTTGATTTTCCTCGAAGTTTTTGTACACCAAATGTGGCTAGTGCTAATGTAAATGGATCCATAATTTATTCTTTTAAATATGGATAATAATATCATTTTACTTAGTTAGTTTCAACTCATCGAGAAAACGACCTTCGTACTGGTGTTCTCCAACGTGTATAATAGGGTCATTGACATAGGCATAACATTTTCCCCCAATGTCCTTCCAAAGCTTGCAAAATGAAAAATCCTCACCCATATATGTTTTGGTTTCAGGGTCATGTATACAGTCAAAGAAGTTCCATAAATTAGGTCTATCCACATATTCACCATTAATAACTGTCTTTTGAACTATATTTTTATCTGGATATTTCTCTATCATCTTATCAAATACGCTTCTTTTAATTAACATACATCCTGTAGGGCTATGTGTAACTTCCATAACACCATTATCTAGTTTTATATTTTCAGGGTTTTCTACTTTCATTGGATAAGTATTTAAAAATCTATGTATATCTTGAGGGTTTTTTACTTCACCATCATTCCATTTTTTGTAAAGTTTATCCCACATCATTGTTTTTAATGGGTAAGGAATAGATACTAGTTCTTTATTTAAATCTAACATTTTAATTATAGACTCTGCTCTAAAATATATATCTGAATCTACAAACAACATATGTGTACAATTAGATTCTAGAAAAGCTGAAGTACATAAATTTCTTCCTTGAGTTACCAAAGAAGATTTTAATAAAGTAAATGTAATTTTTATTCCATTTTTAATACAAAGTTGTTGTAGTTCTAAAAGAGCTTGAGTGTAATGCATAGCTACCTCACTATGACAAGGAGTACAAACCATAAGACTATAAGGTGATTTATTTATTTTTTTTGTTTCTTTTTGTCCGGTGTCCGGTTTCCACATAGGAAGAGTTGCTTTTTCGTATGATGTTACCTCAACTTCTTTTAAAGTTTGATAAGTATCTTCATTTACTGTTTCTTTCATTTAAAGCTCCTTTCAGAAAGTTTGTCCATTCTATGCCTTTTTTCTCCCAGTTATAAAATCTTTTATAAAATTTTTGTTGTTCTTCTAAATGTTCTTGCATAAAACCTTCATGTAAATAACTAGCAGCTATGTTAATTGCTCCTGCAGTATCTTGTGCCATTTGTTCGTAGTTTGTTGTATAATTAATATACACAGGCCACTCTGCACAAGTTTCATATAAGGCTCCAAAATTATTAGTAATTACATGTACACCAGATGCTAAAGCTTCTAAAGCTGAAGCACAAGAAGTTTCTTCAAATATAGATGGATAAACAAACATATCGTAGTTAGGCATCATCTCTCTAATATATTCATTAGGCTTGTAACCAATATAATTTACATTAGGTAATTTTCTAGCTTGTTCATATAATGCTTCAAAATCTTTTTCAGTATTATTTGCAAATTCAGAACCATAAACTTTACAAGAACTATAAACATCTAATGTTATATTTGGATTTTCAACATCTTGCATAGCACGTAATAAAACATTCAAACCTCTCCAAGGTGTACAATGATGTATTAATTTAATAGGAGTTCCTCTTTTATATATTTTTCTAATTGGAAAATCTTCTATACCATTTTTAATAACAACTGATTTCTCAGTAGGTATGTCAAAAGCATATCTAAATTTTTCATAATTCCAATGACTGTTAAATATATACCAATCGTATTCATGGTGTCGTGACTTATCAGAAAAAAATTTTTGAAGGTTAGGTTGATCCCAAGAATTCTTTTGCCAAAGTATGTTAAGTTTATCTGGATCTATCGGAACCTTACCTGGAATAGAGGTGCATATTTGTACTTGATCTAGTAATTCTTTAGAAACATGCTTTTCAAGCATTTCCATTTGTAGCTCAGTGGCTCCTCTTGGTTGCATTATTTTTTGGTTTCTGCCCCCATAGTAACTTTAGTAACCTTAATTTCAAGGTCTTGTCTAAAATCATCCACAGTAGTATCAGTGTTGGGATCAGCAACATCAGCATCAAAATCATTTTTACTAGCATATACTTTACCAGTCCTTTTGTGTTTTACAATTTCTTTTGCTTCTGCTGGTATTTTAATTATATCACTCATTTTTGTCTCCGTCCTTGTCTATTATATTTTTTATTATTCTGCAACTTCTTTTTTTTATTAGGGCTCTTACAATGTCTTCTAGGTCTCTTCCTAGGTTTATCTCTTTCAACAAAGTCTTTAAATTTTCTAGCCATTTTCCTGTGAACGGTCTATTAAAGCATAACTAACAATACCTGTAATCTCATTAGCTGCGCCTGCTTGCATTGATAAAACATCACTTGCTTCTAAATTAAGAGAACTTTTTACCATATTTGCAGTTGCTTTATTTAGTTCTTCATAAGAAATTTTTACAGCTGACCCACCTGATTTAGTTACTATGGCGTGAGTATCTACATTACTTGCAGTATCATGTACTGCTTGTATACTCTTTACAATAATAGTTGCATCACTAGGGCACGTTAGAACTGGTGTAACGTTAGTAGTTGTTAAATTAAAGGTTTCGCTTTTATATCTTATTGTCATTGCATAAAGTAATTAAACGAATCTTGTTCGTTTTTCAAGTCTTGTTGGTATGAAGTATTTAATTGATTTTCAATAGTTGCAAGTCCTTGGTTTATCTGTCTAAATCCTTCTACACTATATTCTTGTGGTGGCTCAGGAACGTATACGTTGATTTTAGCCATTATCTTCTTCCATCTGGGTTTACGTCTGCTCTAAATGTACCAAATCTCCATGTCTCATCTACTGCATTATTCTGTATTTTAATGTTTGCTAGTCTTCCTCTAGCTCTTGTGTCTATTTTTTGTGTACTAGAAGTAATAGTAAATGGACCTAATTGAGATGAAACTCCCGAATCAACAGGAAATTCTTTTAAAAATATTGTAACAACTGCATTACCTTGTAGGTTTTTAAAATCAGGTAAAAATCTACTTACTCTTAACATATACTCACCATCTCCTTCTGTAGGTAAATCAAAATCTCCTGATTGAATATATGCAGGTATAGCAGTTTCCGTTCCATCTAAAGCTATTTCATTATTACCAACTTCCTGAGCAAAATATAATGATGCTCCAAAAGTATTTGTTGCTCCGCTTAAATTAGAAATTGTTGGAGTTGCAGTAGATGTATATTCTGTTGCATAAGGTACATCATAAGTACTAGCATCTGCATATGAACTTCTAGCAAGTGTCATAGTAGACCAACTATTTTCAACA